ATGGCTATCTTCCGATTTACAATAATAATATTATTGAAGAATGGAAAGATATGCCTAGCGAATACGATAATCGCGGTAGTGCAGAATTAGGAATTCCTGGCGATATATCGATCATAGCTTTAATGCAATTAGATTTATATCTTTACTATTCCGACGTATTCTTTCAAGTACTTACCGATATCGCGGAAGAATTGGAGAGTGTTGCATAATGATTACACACGACAAGCCTATGAGCTCAACACACTTAATCCTATGCTTATCCGGTGATATGGAGATAGATCCTGGCCTAATTGTGGAGACTATTAAGGAAGATCCGGATCTAATGCGGGTAGTACGCTCATATGGCGCGGGAGACTTTACCTACGCGCAAGTATTGGACACGCTAGCAGACTACTTTTAATCTAGTTGCGAGACTATCGGCTAGGGCCTTAGATCCCTAGCCGGTGGCCGGTAACTAGGCCGGAAAGTGAAAGGGTTAAATAATGGATAAGGTTATGCAAGACACTAAGCTAGACACGCTCACAATAAGCGCGGGAGATCTAGCAGACTTACTATCTGGCGCAAGTGTAGCTATGGATAAGGGTAAGGATAGTATCTCGCGCTTAGGTAGCGTGTACCTATCGGCTACCGGTGGCAAGGTAATCGCTAAGGCTAGCGATAGATATCGCCTAATCGTAGGAGAGATTACACTAGCGGGAGAGAGTGAGCTAGGAGAATGCCAGATCCGCGCTAATGACGTAAAGAATATCCTGGCCACCATAAAGGCTAACAAGGTAGCGGGAGAGATTACCCTTACACGTGTAGGCGATAGCCTAAGCGTAGCTATCGGCGGCACTAGCCTAAGCGTGTATCTTGGTGGAGAGACTTTCCCACCTTATGAGCACCTATTAGCGGGAGAGAGTGAACCGGTAGCCGGTATATCCTTTAACGCTACCTATATGGCAGACTTTGGCAAGGTACCTTGTTCGCATAAGGGTGGCCAGCTAGTGGTGGAGTTTATGGGAGATAACAAGCCTATTAAGGTAACTATTCCGCACAATAAGATTACCTGGAATGCGTTGCTTATGCCTATGCGTGTAAGGTAATTAGTTGCGTACTATCTTATTCTATCCTAATACGGTAGAGTAAGGTAGTCTGCGCCTAATGGTTAGGGCAGAATATGGGAGAGGAAGATAGCGATGAAGACTAATGAGTTATTGGGAAGCAATACGTATACGCAAGCTATAGCGTGGGAGCAAGCGGGAGAGAGTGTACGCCTAGGGCAGAAAATCCGCGTAACCTTTCAAGGGTTAGATACTAAGTCCGGCTATGCCTATCGCGAGGAAGGATCTTGGTTAGGTATTCGCTACACGTGGAAGTCTATGCGTTGGTGGAGTTTACTTAATTACAATAACCCACTAGTTAAATTGGAAGCGCAGGAACTAACCGGTGAGGGTAAGCCTTATTGGATAACACTATGGGAGAGAGAGGTAGCGTAATGCAATACATAACACCGCGAGGTTGGCTAGTAACTGGGATCTTAATTGGGTTATCTATTTGGGGACTATGGGAGGTGGCGAGCCACTTACTATGGACGGGCAACGGCTGGGAATGGTGCGAGGATCTATTAACGTGCGAGGGAGAGGGTAAGTAAATGGAGACTATTAACCAATTAGTAAACGAGATTTATGAGGATAATTATTCTCATCTCGAATTTGATGACAATATGGGAGGGGACTGTGACTGTCATATTCATACTACCCTTAAAACTATCGTTAAATATTGGCACGAGGAAGAGAGCAAGTAATGAGCTACGACTACCGCGTTACTTTCGTAACCGATTACCTAACAATTACTACTAACGTATGCCTAGAGTTAGACGATACGATAGGTAACTTAAGTGATGAAGCCTATGAACAGGCCACTATCAATGGTATGAATAACATAGAGGACGAGCTCGGAAAGATAGACGAGACGATCATCAACGACATAACCGTTACCCTATTACTAGATGAGGAAGAGATAGAGCTAGGAAGTTTTGGTGAGTTTCCACCGGTACACGTGGAGGTGTCTAATGGATAAGTGTAAATTCTGCGGGTTACGCGGGTTGGTGCTATCTACTATCAATGCAGACTATTCTTGCGAGCATTGTGGAGAGTGGCAAGAGGCTAAGTTAAATAGTGCGTGGGAGGTAGTGGGCTATGAGCTACGGTAAGTGTTGGGTATGTGGTTGCCTAATGAGTGGAGATAGCCAGACAGTAGAGGGTAAGGTTACCTGCGATAGATGTGGGTGGAACTCCGGGAAAGATGGGAGCTACTAATGAAGATGGATACGTGGGACGAGATGAGATGTCCGGAGTGTGATATGTGGTTTTACCCGGAGAAGAATATGCGTAAGTGGTGCGAGAAGTGCAACGACAAGGAACTACTAGAGGGAGAGGGTAATGAGTAAGTGTAAAGAAAATAAATGTAATAATGAAGTGGATACCTGGTATTACTGTGACGATCACTTTAAGGGAGACGATAATGAATAAAGAATACTTAGAGGCTAAGTTTAATCTGTGTATCAATGAGGCAGAGAAGGACTTACAACAGGAGGAGATAGCAAGAGCTATCGCTAACCTACGCAGGGCTAACTCAGCCCTGTCGCAGTTGTTTGGGTTTGAGGAGGAGGAGAATGAGTAACATCTATACCATACACCCACCAAAGTCAGACCTGATCTTATTCTATGAGGTGGTAACGCCAGAGGGAGAGAACGAGTGGGGCGGGGCTAGTGCCCAGCAGGCTATCCAATGGCTCAGCCTTGCACCAAAGGGTGCGAGAGTGCTGGTATCTGCCTGGGATAGTGATGAGGAGGACGCTCACTTAGTAGGGCAGACGATAGACATAACCGAGATTATTCAACAGGCAAGGCAGGTAGGCAGATGAGCTTGGTGTTAGGGATAATCATAGTAATGGTGGTAGCCTATGTGCTTATAGTGTGGGAGGACAAGATCAATGGAGAGTAGGCAAGTAAGCGGGAGACAATCTATCCACTACCGCAATTACAGAAGGGCAAGAGACAAGGCACTTGTGCGCCTAGCGCACCTATACCCAGACACATACAAGCAACTGCTTGATGAACAAAGGAGTTTTGATGAGCAAGAGGGCAAGACTTGGATCATTGATAGTAATAGTAGGCTTACTGTGGGCGTTCATACCAGAGCGAACGCCGTCCCTCCCTTCGGAGATCCCGCAGATGCGGGAGAGGACGAAGGCTACGATGGAGGAGAAGCGTGAAAACAAGGCACTTATCATTAGTTACTCAAAGGCACTCGGTTACAACGACAACCAAGTCAAATGTTTGCTCACCTTATGGACCCGTGAATCCCGCCTCGACCACTTGGCTCGCCCAAGAGACTCTCAGGGCAAACCAAGAAGCTCAGCTTTTGGAATTGCTCAACTCCTTAGAGAGCGTAGTGGACAGCCTGAATTACAAATCCTTCACGGTCTACGATACCTTGGTCACCGCTACGGAGGCAGTGCGTGTCGCGCTCTTGGGCACTCCGATAGACGAGGGTGGTACTGATGAGACTTCTTGATCTTTACTGCAAGGCTGGAGGAGCGAGCAAAGGCTACGCTGACGCTGGCTTTGAGGTAGTAGGCATTGACATCAAGAAGCAGAAGCGGTATCCCTTTAAGTTCATACAGGCAGATTGCTTAGAGATACTGCAAGACTTAGATTACTTGCGTACCTTTGATGTGATTGCAGCTAGCCCACCTTGCCAAACACACTCGCGCACTCAGCATTTACGCAATGCTCAGGGTAAGAGTACAGACAAAGTAGATCTGATACCTCAGACACGAGAGGCATTGATCGCTAGTGGTGTGCCTTACGTGATTGAAAATGTACCAGGTGCGCCATTGATTAACCCTGTTCAATTCTGTGGCTCATCCTTTGATCTAAAGGTACGTAGACACAGACTCTTTGAGTCAAACGTGCAACTGATAGGTTCAGTATGTGACCACAAGAAGCAGGGAAAGCCAGTAGGTATCTATGGATCTATGCGTGATGAGATACCTAAAGGTGGACACACTGCAAAGAGTATTGAACAGGCACGCGAAGCAATGGGAATTGACTGGATGATCTGGGGAGAATTAGTAGAAGCTATCCCACCACGCTATACTTGGGAGATAGGTAAGCAACTAATACTTATGATAGACTAATCTTGCTGAGAGTTTCTAACCCTTTCTCTCGGCACAACAAAGCCCCACTAGTCCTTTCGCTGGTGGGGTTTTGCTTTACCCACCGTTGGAGTAGAAGCCTTTACCCTTAAAGGTGATGGCGGGAGAGTCCCACTTACGCACCATTGGTATGTGGCAGTCAAAGCAAGAAGGTTCACGTGGGTCCTCGTGGATAGACCGCTCTATAGTTAATTCACTATTGCACTCAGGGCAACGATAGTCATACTGCATTAGCCCAACTCCTTCTCAATTGCTCGGATGGTTGGGCAAGGATAAATATGAGCACACCAACACATAAGTTCTTCTTTGGTTGGTACCCAATCTGGTATTGGACTTGGTGTATGCAATTCCACTACTGCAATTAAGGATACGGCAAGGCTGGCATACTCACCCCTTGATGCCAAATTTATTTCTGCCAGCAATTCATCGTGTGTCATAGTTGCACACCTTCCTCGATAGGTAAATACCCCACTAACTTGTCAACCTTTTCAATCCTATCAAACTCTGTAGTCGCTGGCATTTGGTGATTAAACCATACTGGTTCTGGTAAATCTAACAGGTCAAAGGAGAAGATACCTTTGGGTGTGGAGTTGATGTAATAGGGAACAAGATCACGCTCTGCTGCTTGGGTGATGAGCTTGCGATACTTCATCTCTTCAATCAGTAAGGTGTCATAGTGTGTAGCCCTGCACTTTAACTCTATGTAGTGACCTGCTTGCTTGGAGATACAGTCATAGGCATCAAAGATCCCCTCAGACTTTACTAAATCTGGGTACAAACCCTCACGCAAGAAGGTAAACAATAACTCTTCGTTCAAGACCAGGGACTCACTCCGCCTAGATTATCCTGCAACCTACGCATTGACTGAGAACATCTGCGATCTGCTGTAGAGATGGCACACTCTAGTACCTGTGCTATCTGTTGTAAGGTAAAGGATTCGTGATGGCGCATACGCAAGATAGCCTGGTCCTCTTGGTCTAGTTTTAGAAAACCTTTCTTGATGTCAATGAGGTTAGCAAGTAGGTTGCCACCTTCTGCCGGAGATGATGAACCTTTAGGTTGCCCATCTCTAATCATCTCTTGTGCTTGCTCTAATACTGTGCCATCTATGACCGATGCAATAACAAAGGGGAGCAACTGACCAAGGGTAGCTGACTCGTAGTAAGCCTCATCATTGGTCTGGTATCCAGACTTAGCAGCCTTCTCCTTGCGTGCGTATCGCTCTGCTACACGCCTCATCTGCCAGGCTATGCGCTGCTCATTATGTCTGCGCCTATCTTCGATAGGTTCCATTAGATCAACTGTGTGATCTTCTACTCTAGTCATAGCCCACGCCATCAACTCCTGCTTTACATCATCTCTTTCAACGTAGGCTTTGTACCTACGGTGGATAGTGTTAGCAACACTAGGCACTAGGTCATAGATTACTGGGTGTAGTTCAGTCATCGCATCACCACAACTGCCGATGGGAACGGAGCGGAATTAGGTTGGTTCCCAAACTTGAGACGACCTCTAATGAATTCGATTTCATACGCAATGCAATGCTCGTGCCGCCAGGAAGTGTCAGTTCTGGAGGGAACCAGTAGTACCACGGTGCAACCCTTCTTGCTCTCAGCTTCTGCTTTAGCAACCCAATCTTTGATTGTCCTTCCGTATGGTGGGTTAAGCCACACGGCTTCACCGTTACTATCGCTAGCCCAGTCATTATGAAATGCGTCCTGACGCGCTGGAACAGGATGGTCTGGGCCGTACCAATTATCGGGAACAAGAGTGGATGACTGCAATGCTGCTGCGTCCAAAGAAAAACGAAACGTGTCGTTGTATCTGTCGAAGAAAGCTCGTGGTGTAGTCCACGTATCATCGTTGGAGGTTTTGAAGGTATCAGTTTTGTAGAATCCCTCACTCACTTGGCCACTTACCATCTAGTACCATCAGTGCGATAGCACTGTAGTTGAGTAGATCAATGAAGCTATCTCGCAGTGATTCGTTCTCAGGGGTAGCACCTTTATCAATTAGGTGATTGATACGTGCCAACTTATCGTGCATACGTACACGCAGACCATTAAGTGGTCCACCTGGTGAGTGAGCAATGTTCTTTGGGCCGTAGTCCTTGTGCTTCTTGATGAGCAGGTTACCTGCACTATCTAAGACCTCCCACATATCAGCAACAAACTGAACCTGCTTGTGATCTATCTTGTCGGTATTGGTCTTATCATTATTACTTCCGTAGATGTATCGTAGCTCAGGATTTGAAAGCCCAAATGCTGCAAAGTCTGTAGCATCGTGTCCCACTCGCTCTTTGTCATCGTCATACATTCGACTCCCCTATCAGTAACTTTCTCGTAGCATCAATTCCATTAGCCAAGTAGTAATCATTGATGTCCATACCTGGTGGTAGCGTAACAATCTGTGAGTTCATTACCTCGTTAGCCACACGCTTAGCAAACTCTGCACCTGGGTTAGACCCATCCTCTTTGATGTCATTGTCTCCAACAACAAAGATAGTTTCATAGCCTGCAAATAGTTTAGGAAAGTGTGGCTTCCACGCTGCTACTCCTGGTACACCCACCGCTGGGATACCCAGCTCACCGCTAGTAACTATCGTATCTAGTTCACCCTCACATACCACTATGTAAGGTGAGTCAACAGTGATGTCACATACATTATACAGATGTGCCTTCTGCCCAGTAGGTGAACCATACTTAGGCTTGGCATCATCTAATCGTCTAAACTTAAAGCCAACACAACCACCAGATGCAGTGATGTATGGGATAGATAGCCACCCTTCATACATCTCGTGACCATTGATGGGGTTAGTAATAGTTCCTAGTTGAAACAGTCCCGCTGTCTCTTCAGAGATCCCACGTCCTTCGAGTACGCCCAGTGCCTCTGGACTTATTGCCTGTGCGTATTGTTGCGCCGCTTCCAGCAGCAATTTCGACTGCACGTTTGAGGCCATCGTTAAACTCCAAGTTCTCTAGGATACATACTAGGTTAGCTGCATTGCCACCCTTACCGCAGGTATGGCAGAAATATAAATTGTCATAAGTATTGATAACTGCTGAACGTCTACTGTCACTATGTAAACAGCAACGAACCGAAGCACTCTTGCCTTCACGTACCTCACCTCCGAAGTGCGAAACAATTGCGCCTATGGGGATTGAGTTTGCATCAACGGCACCTTTGAACCTTCCCGCTTTACGTACCCTGGACCAGTCTTGTGCTGGCATACACACCCCTTATCATCACACTTATCGTGCCAATGAGATGAACGTTTGTAGTGAGCAAGCGTGTTCTCTTCTCCTGCCTTATTGCAGTTCTGGCAAATCATCTTCAGTCTCTTCTTCTACCTCTGGTACAAGTATCTCTGTTGTGGTGATGTCACCTTCTGGTACTGGCATTACTGTTTCTCCTTTAACCATTGAGTTAAGTCTTGGATTACCCAAGCCTGATCTATTGAAGCGTTGCGACGCTTAACTACCACGTAAGACAGAGGAACTTCCCCAAGACCTCTTGCCTTTGCATAGTTAAGCGCCTCAACTTGTGCTTCTCTCCAGAACTCAGGCAACGATAGGGTTGCCCTGTTCTTGAGTTCAAGGATGTAAGTTTCTCCCGCGATAACAGTTACGATGTCGCCCTCATCCTTCGCCCCAGCTTTAGTCAGACGCTCTGCAATAACTCCAGCCTTGCGGAGCCACTTCATTACATCTGTCTCAAACTGAGAACCTTTAGTCTTGTTGTACTGACTCATCTACCAGTACTACCTTGTTGATCTTGTAAACGATGTTGCCTTCTTCGTCTTTGACTAACTCAACAACACCAGATTGCAGCAACGCACCAACGAAGTTGGTTACATCTACCTTGAGAGCATCAAGTTCTGCACGCAACCCATTAGTAGCATCACGCACTGCATCAATCCTAAGATTATCTCTGTACTTATTTGATAACTGTTCAGACATTATACCCTCCTTGGTATCCTGCAATCGTATCTTTTCTTAACATCCAACCGAACTCATTTTGATCTGAGATCTGTACTGCTGCATAGTTTACCAGTAGCTGTGCATACTTACTGCCATCAGCAGTATGTGCGCCAAAGCGATTCTTCACCGGTGCTACCTTGAGTATGCCTTGCGTTGGGTCATAGCCCAGTGTAAGTATCAGTGCAGGTAACTGACTGACCTTTCCGTGAATTGCTCTGCGATGAGGTGGGTTACTAGGTGAGCCATACTCTGACTGTTCTGATACGTGGTGCAGTACCATCACACAAGCCTCAGTCTTGCGTGCCATATCGTGTAGCTCCATCATAATTGCTCTAAGTCCAGCCCATTCGTTGTCCGTCTCAGCGGTGATGTTCATTAAGTTATCAATGACTATCAACTCAGGTGGCTGACCATAGAGTTCTACGTAGGCCCTGATCTCTAACTCCAAGTCATCAATGTTTGGAGATGAATCAAAGACCCACTTGATGTGTGAAAGTTTATCTAAGTGTGCATTGTAATACTTACTATCGTTAGACAAGTTTGCCTCTACTGTCACTTGTGAGTGACCAGATAGATGAGACACAGACCTCATCATTACGGTAGTGGTATCAGTATCTGCGGAGAAGAAAAGTGTAGGAACTTTGGCTTTGATTGCATATATCAGAGCGAACATAGACTTACCAGCATTAGGTGCTGCAGCTACCATACATACCTGGCCTCTGCGAAACTTAATACCTTCTGTTGCTAACCCACTCCACACGTCAGGCAGTGGTGTTGCTTTGGTAAGCACTCCACTCCAAGCGCGGGAAAGATTAAGCACTTCTGTCCTCCTGATTTAATCTAATATTACGTTGTCTACGGATGCTTCTGCGTTCTAGGTCGGCAAGGCCACCCCAGATTCCGTGTAATTCGTTATGGATTCCCCACTCTGCACACTCAATTTTGTGTGGACAAGAATGGCAAATAGATTTTGCAATCTTTGCTTCAGTCTGACTAATGCCACCTGATTCTTTCTCAGGAAACCAGTAGTCACCACCTACAGTTGCACAACTAGGAGCTTCGTATTGACTTGGCTCCCGCATTAGTTAGCGAACCCAGATAGTGTCGCACTTATCTGGCGCACCCTTAGGTGCTGCACACATATAACCTGACCACGGACCCTTTTGTCCTACACCTGATCGCAGTGACATCACACCGTGACGGCAGGTATTGCCTGATGCTGGTTGTGTATTGTAGTTAGGTTCCTTAGCAGCAACTACTGGTGTTGCATTAAACTGCTGGGCTATTGCTCCAACTGTTGGTGCTGGTGTACCACCTGTGAACTCTGCACCTGTTGCTTTAATCAAAGATGCAACCATACCTAGATCATTAAGACCTGTCTCTAAATCCTGTACATCTTTTGCGTACAAGTTAATAAGTGTTCCATCTGCTAACTTGTAGTTAATCTGGAACTTTGTTCCCTCTGTAGCCATTTACTTACCTCCACTTTGTTTTACAGATAGTCGCTGACTCTCAGCTCCTACCTTCTTAGGGACAAACCCTAATAGTTTTTCTACCTCATCACTGTCAACTGACTCGCGCCCTTTAACAGTTGTCCAACTTACTTCGATACCTGAATTAGTAGTACCCAGTACTCCTTCGAAGGATGTCTTCAAAGATTCCTGCTGCTTTTCTAACTCTTTGATCTGTACTGCTAACTGTAGATACAACAATGCGTTCTTGTCAACATCTGCATCATCAATCAGTACATCACTGACTGGTGTACGTTCTTTTTTTAGACCAACGCATCCCATCTGCCCACTTGCGTCATAGAACTTGCAGTAGAACTGACAGTAACTTGCATCCTTTTCTGGTGCTGGCGCTTCCTTTGCTTCCTTAACAGCCGCTAGCCAACCGAGTGCTTCTAGTGCAATGGACTCATCGTAGTCTTCGGTGTGAACCTTGACATCTCTTTCGTCCCCGTCCCTGGCAATTGCTACCAGTGACACTCGGTTGACCGCATAGCCGTTCTTAGCTAGGAGGTAGCCGTATAGCTGCACCTGCCACCGCTGTTGCGTTGATGGAAAGTATCCAAGGTTCTTAATCTTAGATGTCTTCCAGTCAATCACATCACCGGTGCCTGGTACAAAACAGTCAATGTGTGCTTTCATTCCGTTGTATTCAACTTCGGTTTCAATCAGCACATCTGGATTATCTGCTAACGCTTTCTCAATCTCTGCGTGGATAGCAGTACCCATAATCGCAGCAAGTTTTAGTTCGTTATCATTAGTTTCAGGTTGATCGTTAAGTCGGTACCACACCTTACGACGACAGCCACCTACCTCTGATGGACCAATCTGTACCTGTGTAGATCGTGAACGCTTGGCATCTCCTGCACGTAGTGCAGTAAGTAATAATTCTTTTGGATCAGTTGCTGTCATTGTTATTCTCTTCTTCTAACTTGTACGCTAAACGACAAGCCTTCCAACCCATATCATAAAAGTAATGAGCAGCATACTCATCTGTCATTGGTATTGAATTAACTTCCATAGCTCCTCCTAGAACCGTTCTTGTACTACTAACTGTATGGGCTTACCAGTGTTAGCGTCAAGTACCGAAGCAATCTCTACGGCTTTACGGGCGTGTCGCTTTGCATAGGCTAACTCCATATCAGGCTTGACAATTGAATAGAGATAGCCAAGAGCAAGCTGGCCCCCACTACCGATACCGTACGCTCCGTGATTTGCTTGGAAAAAAGAGAGATCACAAGCAATGCGAAAGATATTACCGTTAAAAGCAATGAGATAATCGAAGCCACCATCTTTGTCCACCTTGTTGTAGTCGTAGTTGTTGTCGTTAAACGCTGTAAGAATACTGGGTATAACCTTCTTACCCATAAATTGTGCTGGCTCTTCACCACGATAGAGCGGTGGCTTCCAGTTGTATGCAAGGATGTCACCTGGTCTAGTGTCCCCTGAGATACCGATGAGATACTTACCGACCTCAAGAATTTTCGGAGTACTGGTGGCTAACGTTACTAGGTTGTCCTCGGTAATCTGGCTATCAGCCACGAGTACGGCGTAATCAATACCTTCCAAAGCTGCGATTGTGGTCATAGGTTTTATCATACCAGTAACATCGGCGTGTCGTCGCTATGCGACACCTACTAGGCGTGTACAATTCGAGCCGTAAGGCGAGATAAACAGACGGCCCTTGTCAGGGCCGAGGCGAAGCCGAGAGGCGACTGACCACAGGAAGGAGCCGTGCCGAGTATACTATGCTCCGTCTACCAATCCTGTCGAAAATACGTCAGCGTATAGCTGACATACGATACCTCCCACAGGTCACAGGAGCCGATTTGCGGGGTTTAGGACCCATCCACGTATGTAGTTGTGGCTCCCAAGTCTTTAACGTTATGGCCTCCTTTGAAGACTTTGAACTGGTCTGGTACTTCCTCGATGCTACCTGTGTCAACTGCGGTAATCTGGTAGTTGTACCCTGTCCAGTAGATAAAGATGCGCCACAAACTCACTGAGATTGACGAAGCAGAACGCACAGGATTGTGCTCAATTTGTGGCCCCACAAGAATAAAGATACGAGACAAGTCAAAGCCTATCTCTGGTAGGTACCGCTGTAATACCATCTACAAGATCAATCAGATGAAGGCACGCTCTCCCTACCACGCCTATCGCAAGGAGTACTGCGAGCAGTGTAGCTTTAGACCAGTACACATCTCTCAGTTAGATGTAGACCACATAGACGGTGACCGCTTCAATAATGCGCCACACAATCTACGCACCTTGTGTGCTAACTGCCACAGACTCAAGACTCACCTATCAGGAGATAGCAACTCAGGCATATTTTAGGGACAAAAAAAGAAGCCCACCCCTTTCGGGGTGAGCCTCTTCGTTGCCTCGCGCTATGGGTTACTTAGACCCACGACCAAACTCTGTAGCTGATGGGTCTAGCCACTTGAGTAGTGGACCAGCAAGGCCAGCCGCTGCTGCCATTGCTAAAGTCTTGAGGTCTGTCTCACCTGCAAGGTAAAGTGCTACAGCAGATGCTGCTGCTGCACGAAACCAAGTGAGCGCTAGTTGTTTGAATTGCTCCATTATATCCTCCTAGGGGATTTAGGGTTTTGTACCGTGCAACTTGCAACAGGTACAAACTTCAGTCTTGTATGCCTTCTTAGCAGGCACGGTTTTCATATTGGCAATGATTTGATTAACAACCTTTGGCTGGTTCATCCACCAGAACCAAGGACTAGTATCGTCACCATAACCATCGTTAATAGAAATGTGTAAGTGTTTTGTGTGCGGGTTGCTACCAGTATAAGGGCGATTTCCAAGGCGAGCCTTGTCCTTCGACCAAATCTTCTTGTTGAAAATAAGGTACTTAACTCGTTTGTCTTCTTTAAGTTTTTCGAATATGTCACTACAGTCAACCCCACTTTCGGGATCGTGCGTTAAATCAACTGCATACCCTGTGTTGTGGTCTGAGTTAGGACTCTGTTTGATGTGCGCTGCCGATGGAAGCAATCCATCTGAGGCTTTCTTCCGAGAAGGTGATATCGCCGTGGCTTGTCGAAGTACAGCAATAGCGGCAGGTGTGGCTCGTTTCGCAACAGGTTTCATTCATAGTTCCTTCTTTGTGAGTGGCTTACAATGTACTTACGGTAACAAGATGATGCGGAAATCAGTAAACTCGTTAGTCCAAATATTTGTTGCAATAGTTACCGTGCCAGTTGTATTAGATCCTGTGTATGAAGTCTCATCTGAGCCATTAACAAAGATAACCTTGGCAACTGAACAGTCAACACTTATACCAGTTACGGTAACAGAGCTGACCTTGATTCCATTATTACGACTATTGCCGTATTCAAAGGAAGTTGTAACCCCATCTGAATCACAAGCAACTGCCTCATTTTGTCCAACTGCTGCAAAGAATGGGCTGGTAATTACTAACGGTGCAATAGCATAAACAGTTCCTGTTAAAAGTGTTGTGCTAACTAAAACTGAAATGATGAAAAGTCTTTTAGTGTTTTTAATTTTCTTTTCCTTCGTTATGCGATTGTAGGTGGTCTGCTACTCTTTGTTTAATTGCTGCTTGTTCAACCAATAAGGTAGTTATGTTATCATTGTTCTTTTGAGTTATAGGCAATATCTGTAACTTAATTAAATCGTTGAGGCTTTCACCACCATTAGGGCGCAGTTCCCATAGATAATGTTTAACCATCCAACGGAACAAAGCAGCAAAGCCACCTATTACTGTACATACGGCTACTGCTATTGCTGCGTAGTCTTCTGGTTGCATCATACCGTCCTTATTGTGACTAATAAAAGGCCGCCGTATCCCGAAAACCTTTTATCTGATGGTGTGTTGTTTCTAAAATCCATCTCTTCAATGATGCCAAGGTATGACTCACCAGTTCTAAAGTCTTGAATCTGGATGGTATCTCCATTGTTTTCAATTAACTCTAGTTGACTCATACGATCATAGGCTGCACCTTCAAAGCCAACCTCGACTCCGAAGTGGTCTGTCTCGTGGTCAAAGCAAGATAGTGGATATTGAATCAATCTCTGACGTGGTGTTGCAGGTAGTGAACGTAGCTGGTAACCA